ACCAGCAGTAATTTTTTCAATTACAATGGTTTTATTGTCTTTAGTTTCTTGTAAAACTTCACCAGTTTCATAATCTGTTTGTTTAAAACCTTCACCACTGCGAATAAAACCTTGTTGATTGAAAGTTTCAATCGCTAACGCCAGTGCTTCAACTGGCGTTACATCAAATGTTTTATTCTTGCGAGCCATTATGCTAACTCCTCAAAGCCCATCATAGCAACCTTGTACTTTGTATTACCAATAAGCATCTGGTCACCCATTGAAGTAGATCGTAATCCCCACTCCTTACCATTATCATCTGTATGGAGAGGTGCCATTACTGTTACATTTTTATTGAAATCACCGTTTTGTTCACCATCTTCAAAGTATTCTTTCTTAATACTCCAGGAGCCCATAACGTTATTTGTCCAACGATATGCATACTCAAGTGCTTCTTCAGCTACTGCATATGGTGTATCAACAAATGCTACTGTACGGGGTGAATCTTCAAACGCGGTATGTATAACTGCAACTTTCATATTAGGTTCCTTTTCTTTAACTATACCTACATGATATAGTAAGATGTCTTACTTGTCAACCTTTTTTTTGCAATTATTTTAAAAAATTTACAATGAAATGTCCTCGAGTCCAGCGGCCCTTAGTTTAACAATATTGTTTATCTGGAACTGCTTGGCTTCTAGTGCCTTTATCACACCTATAAACTTATTACGCACTAGGCTGAAGTCATTAATAAGATACTGGAGGGCAACAACATCCTCCTCACCATCAACAAACTTATCAGCATCTCGAGAACTGAGTGCTCGATTATAACTTTCAAGATACTTCCTGAAAATTTTACTGCGAATTTTTCGCATTTCGGTGTTAAGATATTCGAGTATGGCTTCCACTTCTTGGAGTTGGTTGAAACGTTGTTCTACGATACCAGGCATGTCACGGGCCTGCTTCTCTAAAACACCTTTCATACCACACTCCAAACGTGCTTGCTCAATTTCAGTCTCGAAATGAGATATTGCTGATACAATATTGCTCATATCAGCAGTAACTTGTCTATACCATTTACTCACTATTCATCCCAATATTCTTCATCTTCAAACCATTCTTCCTCTGGTTCTCCGTATTCTTCTTCACCTTCAAGAAATTCAGTGACAGCCCTATCAAGATATTCGTCATGCTCACCAATGTCTTTTGCACTTCCTTTAATATCAAACCCATAATCATCTAGTTTGAATAACCAGTCATTTGCAAAGTCCTGTTTTAGCTTATCAGCAACAAGTCGATGTGCAGTATCATAGAGTTGTAATATAAATTCTAAGTCATGTTCACTCAGATTCATTTGTAGCCTCCACTTCTACTACAGGTTCTTCTGCAAGATCGCCACGTGCATCTTTAATTTCTTCAGGTAGTGCATTATATTCTTGCATTACAATATCTAAACAACCATCTGCATTAGCATTCCATGGCTTTCTAAATTGTGTAATAACTTCGCCTGTAACAGGACTTGTGTATTCAAGTCTGTTACCAACCTTTTTAAACACACCCTTTGCTTCAAAGAAGTCTACAAGTCCACTATGTGGAGACATTCCAGTTTCATAAGGAATCTCTACTTGTACACTTTCAAAAGGCTTTGCATAACGAGTTTTCATAACCTTACAGGCGGCACGAATACCATGCACATCACTTGTCTTGTTACCATCTGCATCTACTTTAAGTTTCAGTTTACGCATTGCGATAACAATACTACTTGCATAGATAAAACCTTGACCACCTGAAATCTTATCATCTGGATCAAACATATCTTGCGAAGCATACGTGTGGTTAGTACACAACATTCCTACATTAAATTCACCAAACATGTTCACAGTATTACGAACAAGTGCAGTAAGTGCCTTAGGTTTTCTACCCATATCACCTTTCATATCACCTTTCTGGAACTGATCAACATCTGTTGGTGTAAGTAACATACCAAGAGAATCAACTACAAATAACACTTTAGGACGTTCATCTTTTTCCTTATCAGCATATTCTGCTTTATAATCTTTCATGAAGTCACTTACTGTTTTAGCAACATCATCAATCATACTCATGTTAAGTTTAAGTAGTTTATCTTCACTAGTATCTACATCAAGTGCATGTAGCCACTTTTCATCTAGTGCATTTTCACTATCAATAAGGACAACAAAAATGCCTTGCTCCTGTGCATTTTTTACAACATTTCCAGCCGCAATAAACGACTTACCTGCACCACTTTCACCAGCCAATACTGTAACTTTACCTAAAGGAATACCTTTATGGAAGTCATCACTAATTAGTTTGTTAAGGGTATGGTTTCCTGTTGAAATCCATGTATCAGGATCATTAAAGCCTACACTAAGGCCAGGTACCGCTTTAGTAATACTTTTGCGGAATTTACTCACATCAAATGGTCTTGCCATATATACCTCCAATAATGTGGAGAGGGCCGAAGCCCCCTCAGATTAGTCGTCTTTACGAGCTCTGATCATTGCTAGAATGTCTTGAGCACTTGGTTTTTCTTCTGCTCCTGCAGGCGCCGTTGCTACTGGTTCTGGGGAAGGTGCCGCCTCTGCATGTACTGGAGCAGGTTCAGGCTTTTCCGCAGGTGCCGGAGCAGGTGCTGGTGCCGGAGTTGGTGTTGGTGCTGGCGTAGGAGCAGGTGTGCTACCTTTAGCTGGAGCATCCAAACCATATGGACGATAAAACTCTGCAAAACGCTCTGGATCATATAATTGTCCATCAACACTTGCTTCGAACATTTCGAAAATTGCTTGTAAATGTTCTGCATCTGGCTTCTTAGGTAAGAAGTCATTAAGTGTATACAAGCCATTTGTGTTAATAGCATCACGTTCTTCTTGATTTAGAGAACGTTCCCTACGAGCCCAATTACTAGTGCTATAGTCTGCATACTGGCCTTTAGTAGACTTCATAATACGGAAGTCTGTACCAGCTTCATAGTCTGTTGGGATTTCAGGAAAATCAGGATCCATAAGCGCCTGACTAATAATTTTAAAGATTTGAGGACTAATTACAAATCTACGAATCGGATTATCAGGAGTTGTATCCTCCTGTAGATCTGATTGTGTAACGAAGCCTTGGAAAATGTAAGAACGCTTTTTCCAATACTTACGACCCATGTCCTCCATTGAAGGATCTTTGAACCACGGACGAATTTCTGCGTGGATTGGGCAACTATCGCCCCACATTTCAACACAAGGAACCTGTATTGTTACAGGCTTGTGTTCGTCATGTCCTTTAATACCTGGGAATTCTAGCCTAACCATTTGTCGCTCTTTCCAAAAGAACGTGTTAGACTCATCCGCATCGGGAAGGAAACGTAGTGTTGCACTACTGCCTTCTGGAATTTGCCAATGTGGGAAAATTGCGTTGTCGCCGCCGCTTGATGTACCTCTAGTTGAGGATTTTGTTTCTTGTTCGAGCAGTTTTGCTCTGATTTCTGCCAAAGATGCCATAATTATCTCCTATATTAGCCTTTGTTAGTTTTGTGTGTCGGAACATATTTGCTCCTTTGCCTTTATTAGCCTATACAGTGTATACTCTTCCTTGCCCACTGTCAAGCAAATACTTGATTTTATTGAACTTTTTTACGTAATGTAAGAAGTACACCTTCATCAAGTGGAATCTCTTTTTGTGACTCGAATGTTGGATTTGTGTTCAAATACTTAACAATCGCTTCAATTAATTTTGTGTCGTTTGCACTAACACCCTCTGCAACTAAATTATGCAGTGAGTTAAAATATTCACGTGCATTTTCATTAGTAACATTATTTGCGAGATAAGATAGCTGTCGTGCTAGAATATCCTGCTCCTCAATCACATGATTATTAGGATGCTCTGGATCATTCTCATTTAGACTTAGCCCAATGTCTGTTTGTGTTTCAATCATTGAATATAATTTTTTAATCGTCTCTTGCACGACGCTATCTCTCTCTTGTTTTTCAGCTACAATACGGCCTACACGGCTGAGAACATCATTTAGTTCTTCAGTTGTAAACGTATTATATAGAAACTTTTCTGTAATGTCAACACTTTTTTCAGTATTTTCTGAATTATTTTCAGACACTGCAAAATTGTTATAACCTCTGAGTGTTGAGAGACTGTTGATAGTGTTTTTGAGCTCAGAAAGTTTTGTTCTTACTGCTTCTACAATTTCACTATTATTTTCATTTACAAGTTTATTAGACTGTACATGTCTTACAAACTTATTGAGGCTTGCTATCTCCTCACACATACTAAGAATTGCTTCACCCTTAGCATCATAAGGAGTTCCTCCTTCATTTACGTGCATCGCCATCGCTTTAGCCCCACCCATATATCTATGAGGGAACCTAAATCTTTCACCTTGTGAATTTTCAATAAAGAGTGAGTGTATGTGTCTGCTACGTGATCCACGTACTTCTTCATTTACACCCTTTGTATGTTTAATTACCAGCCTAGCATTAGGACTTTCAACATAACTTGTTTTGACAGTACCAAATGGCTTGCTGAATCCTTCAATAATAAGAGCCTCAGATGCATTAACTCTTTGTCTGTTTAATGCTGTGCTAATTGCTTTGTCGTAACCTTTTGTAGTTTTACCATTTTTACTTAATGAAAAATTACCTCTGTTATCTGCTGATGTGTTAGCATAACTATATTTTCCACCCTGTGTACTACTTTGGTTTCTAGAATATGTTGCTTTATCTTTAGAACCAATTGTTCTGCTTTGATCAAAACTTGAGTTGCCTTTATTATCAGTTCTCATACTTGTTTTTTGTGAAACTCTCATTTTTCCTAATGGCTTTCCAGCATTAGGATCTTTAGGCATTTGAATACGCTGTACTTTTGGTAGTTTTTTATCAAAATCAAAATCAGCTTCATTAACGCTTTGGTGACTAAAGTCTTTTGGTTCTAATTTTTTATCAAATTTTCTCACTGTAAATTCACCTAAATTTTTATGTGTTGCTTTCTTAATAGTATTTAGCAATTTCTGATTATCTGGTATGGAAAAATCTCCACCTGCTTGTATTACAGTTTCATATTTTCC